TTGAAACTGAACCTGCATTACCTCTTTGATATTCATTACTTGTACCTGGTGAGGGTACAGTAATAGCTGTGCCTCCTCCACCAACTGTAATTGGAAAAGCTGTTGCTGTTACAGGAAGTGCAGTGCCTGCACTAGGTGCAGGTGCAGGTGTACAATAAGTAGAGGCTGAATATCTTAGTCCTCCAGCTCCACCTCCACCGCCACCGCCATTGGCAACTCCACCAGATCCTCCGCCAGCTACAACTAAATAATCCACTGTATTTGATCCTGCTGCATTACCAGCACAAGTAACTGTAAAAGTGCCAGGTCCTGTAAATGTGTGAATTTTAAAATCTCCTGAACAAGTAATCGTTCCACCAGTTGCTGCAACAAATGCTGCTCCTGTTTCTGTATTTTCAGCGTTTTGAACATTAACCCATCCTTTTGTTGAATCTACATATACAAAAGTAGCAGCTTGACCACTAATATCTAATTTTGCACTTGCTGCTTTTCCTCCTATTTTTTCTGAACCATTAGGAGTAATTGTCAAATTATATGTTGCAAAATTTCTTGCGTAATCAGAAACCGCAACGATTGCTCCAGCACTTCCTGCTGGCAAATTAACTGTAATTCCACTGCTTTGATTTATAAAATAACCCTCTCCACTAGCTGCTGTGAAAGTAGCTGTCTTTGGAGTTGTTTGCCAATCTACACTACCTGATCTTCCAAAACCTGATTGTGATGCACCTGCTGCTAAAGTTACGGTATCACCTGATTCACCTAAAGTTAAGGTTGTTCCGCATTGTGGTGCAATTGTGTTTACTTCAAGTTTACTCATTATATGATTACCAAAGTTCCTGTTACTGTTTGTGTTCCAGTAATGGTCACTGGTCCTGCTAATACTCCTGAATCTAATGTTTGATCTTCTGACAAAGTAGAATTATGTGTAACCACATAAGTCGTAGCTTCCATTCCTGGTGAAATAGTTTTTGTCGATGGTATTGTGCAAAAAACTTCTTTTGTTCCAGCAGAGAAGTTAACTAAATTATTTGAATTAGTAGATGATATTACTGTAGCTCTAGATAAAGTGCCTGTACCAGTTGTTGTATTAGTATAACCCATACCAGCGTGGTAATAACAATAAGTATATAAAGTTGGTGCAGAAGCAGCAACCGTGATTTCTAAAGCTCTAGTTGTTGCTGCAGCATAACCAGATACGTATGCTGATTCAGTTACAACTGATCCATTTAATTTATAAACTACTCCAGTATTATAAGAAGATCCACCATTATGTGTCCCTCCATCTGTAGTTGAGAATAAAATTGGATGAGAGGCCATTGAAGAATCATTACTTTGTAATATATACTTTACACCCTCTGCTAAATTAATACTTGTTTGTCTACTTCCATCAACATAATATAAATTACCGCCTCCTGGATCTACTACTGTTAATACAAAAGTTACATCAGCATTTACTTGACCAGTTCCTACTTCAAATTCATCGGAACCCGTATTAGTAATGCAATAGTACGTATTATTGCTGGCACCAATACCGCCAACAAATCCTACGAAATCCTGTGAAGCACCTAATAAAGTTATTGTACCAGTTCCGGTTGAGGTGCTTGTTTCTTTAACTCTATCGTCAATGACAAGAGCCATGCACCCTCCTTAACTAATTCTTAATATTGCGTTTGTTGAATTAAACGTTGGAAACTGAATTGTAAAAGTTCCCGCAGTTGCTGTTTTATCTCCACCAAAATCAAGAACAGCCACAGCTTTATTTGATTCAGATGTATTATAAATTAATGCACCTCTTGCTGTAAGTGTTACTCCAGTAAATGATAATTCTGCGAAATCAACAATTGCTACTCCAGTGTCTAAGGAAGTAGATTGTCCAGTCAATACTCCTCCGCCTGAAGCGTATTGACCCGTATTTGCCACTTCACTTCCTGTAGTGAAAGAAGTTGTTGCTGCTGATAAGTTTGCTGCACTTGTATAAAGTGCTAACTTAAATACATCACCTCCTGATTCAAGATCATGTATACCTTCTAAGATTTCTTTCTTAAAAGAATTTGCTACTGCTTGTGCTATTGCCATAATTTTTCTCCTTATAATATTGTATTCGGTGATGGAGATGCAATTTTTTGTCTTGGTACTCCATCATCGTATTCAGCTCTTCTACGTCTACCCATTTGTTGTATCGCAAAAGTCTGTAAGCCTTCATTATACCTCTCTTTATAGAGTTTGTACATATCCATGGGGCCTTTAAGATAGCCAAAAGCCTCCACCAAAACACCATGTAAAAGCATAGCCTCTTGGTATTGTGCTAAGAATGTATTATTAGTGCTTGTGAAATGTGGTGGAGTTATAATGTAATTTAATTGTACTGCATATGCCTGATCAGGTATTGGTGCAACAACAATATTATTTTCATCCCAATTAGCATAAAATCTAGGTTGACCTGTAGCACCAGATCCATTGAACTCTGATATAAAACTTGTATCTCTTTTCTCCATATATGTTCTAGCTGATGTGAGATCAGATGAGGCAAAAACTTGTAAAGATCTTATCACTAAAAAATCAGATGGCATTACCAAAAATCTTTTATTGGTGTTAAAATTAGACGTAGAATATTTTCTGGTATCATCATAATCCACTTTACCTGCGATATCTAATTCTGTGTTTCTTATAAATTGATCAAGTAAAGTGTCAGATAGTACGTTACTATCTACTTCAGCGTAGCTTCTAATTTGTGTTAAAAAATCTGAATAAGTTATAGCCATTATGTTGTAATTGTTACACTCCCTAATGAAACAGTTAATTGTCTTTCTCTGTTTTGTTCTGATGGATCTTGTGGCACCATTGAGGCAACAGTTGTTGTAATACCATTACCAGTAAATGAAGATCTATTGACTTGAAAATCAAAATTACCTGGTAATGAAACATTGACCACAGTAACTGCAGCTCCACCTGAATCCACAATTGTATTATCGTTAGGTGCAAAAGTTGGATTTAAAGTTTTCATTGTTTGTGGTTGTTGAAATCTTTGTGGTCTTGTATCTTGCAATGCAATAGCATCTGCAGTTGTGTATCGTCTTTGTATTTGTGGATGTTTTGGTTCAAACTCTGAAATATGCACCAATGACCCGTTCCATTCTTTTACCATCTCATTATATGGAAAAGCTTGACCAGATCTATCTGATATTGCTTGTGATTTACTTCCTGTCGCGTATTTTCCCATATTAACTTACCGTTGGATAAAAAGTTTGTGGAGCAATAAATGTTGAAGCTCTTTGACCATCTTCATCTAATGCTCTTTTTAGTTCATCTTCATAAACCAATTTATTTTGTTGTACTAGTTGAGGTGCTTTTTTCATAGATAAATAATAAGCAAGTCCTGCACACATACAAGGTAAAAATCTATAAGCTACATCTGCTTGATTTGTATAAGACCCAGCATCTTCAATTCTGTTAATAGAATAATACTTTAAATGTGTATATGTATTTAAATCTGGAGTAATGTATAAAAATATTTTTGGTAATGTTTCTCTTTTAACATAATATTGTGATGGTTGACCTGTTGCTCCTTTATTAGGTAAAGCTGCATATGCAGATCTGTCTATTTTTGTAAGTGATACATCAGTTCTCTCACCAGTGTTTGCAGAAGAAGTAGAAACAAAAGCTTCTAACACATCATTCACATTAGCAGCAGTTGAATATTCTGCTTGACCAGAAACAAGAGCTACAGTATTTAAATTTACTTTCCAAAGATGAATTCCTCTATTACCCCACTCTGCAAATAAAAGATTTAGGCTTCTTCTAGCAGATCTTAAATCATAACCAGAGTTAGTTGAAAGACCACATCTCTCATAACCTTCATCAATTATTTCATCTATATTTAAATCAAATGTTGTAGTTCCTGATGTCGCCATGTTAATTTAATTTTTTCTTTTTAAGTTTTCTCATCATCATAGCTTTTGCTTTTGTATTTAAACTTTTAGCATAGTTAGCTAATCCTCTTCTTGTTTTTCGCATTTCTCTTACTGCACTTTTATGTCCAGCTTTTCTAGCTGAAAGAATTACAAATTGAGTCATATCTACAAGTTTTTGACCTTTAGCTCTTTGTGTGTCTAATTTCTGTAAACCTCTCATAAATTTTTTATCTTTAAATGAAGCTCTACTTGGATCCATTTGTGGTGCTTTTTTATACAAAGCAGCTGTTTTCTCCATAGCTTCTTTTCTAAATTTTTTATAAGGTTTTGAAGCAACTGCTGCTCTTAATCCTTTTGTTAAAAGTCCACCAAGTAACATTTTTCTGTACATTATTTTTTAAATCCTTTTAGCATTTTGCCATAGTATTTTTCATAACTTTTATTACTTATGTATTTTCCATCTATTTCAGAAGTGATGTAGCTACCAGTATATGGCTCCTCTTTCATTTTAGTACCTGGTGCTTTTGATGTAGTTTCACTAAATGCTGCTCTACCCATTGCAGCTTTAAATTTAATCTTGTGTTTGATAGCCATGTTTCTCCTTTTTGCGGTTATACAACTTCTTGGATTGTATCACTTTTGGTTTATAAGTTCTAGACCTTAGATTTTTGGCGATTGGATTAAATGAGGTCTTTAGCTTTACCAATAACTGGTTTATATTTAGTTTTTCCTTCACTTTTGTAAGCCCACAAATAAGATGCTCTTGGTGTTCCCTCTATCCAACTCGCATGAATCCAGCCACTATTTGGTTCACCTGGAGTATAGAATTCAAGAATAAGCTGATCTGGTGAAAGGTTAGATTTTATCCAATCAAATAGTTCAGCATTGTCTGTGCCTATTACTTCGAAGTCTGCGGCCTCTGCACGTGCATGTTGAGATCTGGCAGAACTACCAATAGCCTCACATAATTCTACACTACGAAAACCGCTAGTGATCTTGACCCTGCCAAAATGATCACGAATCGGTTGCAAAATATTTTCGCATAACGCTTTTAATTTTTCTATCTGCTCTGCATTAGGATTATTATTTATTCCCTTACGTATAGCAGTATCTGATTTTATCATCTCTGATAAAGTAAAATTACGTGTCAGATTCATTTTTTTCCTCCATTTGGTAAAACATTTTATCTGAATCCTCTGTTACCATTGTTGTATCTTCTGCATCCCAGTATGTAGTTTGGACTTTATAGTCAGGCCAGCTGTTATCAGTAGTGTAACTATTAACATGCCACAAAAGACGATTATTAGGCTGACCTGCGTAATTACCATTATCAAGAGCCAATATATGCGCACACTTATGTTCTTGAGGTATTTCAGAATGTTCAGTATCAAGGATGTTAGTGTCTGGGTGAGCCCAATCAATTGTGAATAGGTATTTGCCATGATAAAATTTTTTATCGATGCCCATATATTTACCATTTAAACCATCCAACCAATCAAAACAATGAACGCTAGGCCAATAACTAAAACAATTCCATAATTCCAATTCTTGTACTGCCATATCTGGGACTTGAAATCTTTCAAACTCTTTTTGAAAAAACGCTGAGATAGGTAATC